GTCCAATATCATCCATAACAAAAACATCTTCGTTATTGTAATGGTCGTAGAAATCTCGGTCCTGATATGACGCATGCGTATAAACAGTTCTGTAGATTCCTATTTCCTTAACCAATCTTCCAAGCATAGTAGATTTACCACACCCAGGGGGACCATAAAACAAAAAGCAAAGGGGTTCAGATCTTGTTGCATTTTTATAAGTGAGATATCTAATATTAAAATCAGTTATTTTCTTATTAATATGTAACAATTTTACAGGGAGATTCTTAGAAACAGTAAGATATACATCCTTCCAAGTTGAAAAGTCAGCATAAAAGCCTTCCCAATCTTCTTGAAATTCAGTACTTGACAAAATAGAATTGTTTAAATTGTATTTTGCACTTAAAGCTTCAAACTTTGTTGCGAGCCTATTCATTCGAGTAAAAGGGATTTTCTCTAAAATATATTTTGAATATACTTCAGAGAACCATTGACAATTGTTAAACAGTTTAGATTCAGGTAAATTTTTGTGTTTAAGCCACACAGCTATTAGAAAAGGAACTTCTAATATATATGCCATGCAGTCTTGAACAAAACTTAAATCATCTAAAATTTTAACGCGCGAAAATAATGATATGTTCTTAAATAAGTGTAGTAAGCGTGAACCTACCACACCTGAAAAAAGAGATGCCATTATTAAGCTGTCAAGAGATTGAGCTTCAAAATCAATTTTTGTATTTACATTTTTATTACCAATATTCTTCAAAAAATTATACAAATAAGGAACAAATTTAAAAATAAATGAACGCCAAGCCATAGCTTTTAAACCATCACCCAGAATCACATCCATTAAAAACCATTTACATAATTCAAAAATTTTATTAAAAAATATACTTGTGAGATTCGAAATAGAAAACATTGGTTGTATGAAGTTATCATTCACGGGTTTTGCAACACCATGAACAATATCAACAACTTCCTCTGCCTTCTTGAGAGTTGTAGGGAGATTCTTGAACGAAGAAAACATACTTGAAACATAATCCAACAAACCTTGAGATTCAAAATTTGCCTTCTTACACTTCGCATACATGTTCTTATTGGGTCCAAAACTCTTGGGTCTTTCAATTTGATGAACAAATTGATTGACTTGCGAGCGCGATAAATGTGGTTGAAACAGATACATTATATTTTGTTTCATACAAGATGAAACAACCTTATAACCATAAACACGATAATTTTCAATTCTTTTGTACTCTGATGAAGGTATTTCCGAAATAGATAAACCTTTATTTTGCACTAAAACTAAAAACCATTGTGATTTGACATTAACATTTGAAACAGAAACAGAAACGGGGAGTTGAGTTGTATTTAAATTTATTTGATTACACTTGTCCATTTTACACATTGATGTCTAAGCCAACTAGTCGTGAAAACATCGAATATATACACAACCATACGAGAAAATAAATAACGTTTGCATCTAGCTTCAGCGTTAATTTGGGCTTTAATTCCTGAACAACTTACAGAAATTGGGGTCCAAATGATACTGAAATTCGAGTGTGTTACTTAAGTCCTTGATCGTACAGCGGAGCAAAATTCTTACTAGCCATTAACTTAGAACTCAGGTTACTTCATGCTAAGCTTACCATAAAGAATACTCATAACACGGGGGCGAGACCCGGATGTTACAAGGAAGAGCTTTTAATTCAATAGAATAAATTTCATACAATACACATGAGAGAGCGAGTCATTTCATATATACTATAATTCCGATATTCTATTGTTTTCATGGGGGAGCTGACCCCCAAGACCATTTACGGTAGGTCGTCCTAAC